CCTGATTGCAAAATTCAAAGAAGCAGGCGGAACGGTCAGAGAGATTGAGGTATGAGCAGAGTAACCGCGATTATCTCCGCTCTGGTTATCTGCATCATCGTCTGCCTGTTATGGGCTGTTAATCATTACCGTGATAACGCCATCGCCTACAAAGAACAGCGCGATAAGGCCGCATCCATCATCGCTGACATGCAGAAGCGTCAACGTGACGTAGCAGAACTCGACGCCAGATATACAAAGGAGCTTGCTGATGCTAACGCGACTATCGAAAGCCTCCGTGCTGATGTTTCTGCTGGGCGTAAGCGCCTGCAAGTCGCCGCCACCTGTGCAAAGTCAACGACCGGAGCCAGCAGCATGGGCGATGGAGAAAGCCCAAGACTTACAGCAGATGCTGAACTCAATTATTACCGTCTCCGAAGTGGAATCGACAGGATAACCGCGCAGGTTAACTACTTGCAGGAGTACATTAGGACGCAGTGCTTAAAATAATTTTAATTTCACTGAAATTTAACAAGTGACTTTCAGGAAAATGCCTCGCAGATGCGGGGCGTTTTTGTATAGGTATTTCACCGCGCACCGCAGCGCACAATAACCACCGAACCTGACCCTTTGGAATGGGCCTTTGAGGATACCAGTTAGTGCTGGCGAGCCTCGGTGGGCTGGTTTCCTGTGCGGCAAAGGTTCATTTCGAAGTAGCAGGTAACGCCATGAATGAATTAATTGTGAATCATGACTTTGACTTTCGCCAGTTAGTTACCGCAGCAGAAGGTCAACCGGTAACTGACACCTTCCAGATCGCAAAGGCATTTGGTAAGCGTCATGCGGACGTATTGAGGGCGCTGAAAAATTGTCATTGCTCTGAAGATTTCCGGAGAGCGCATTTTTGCGTTGCCGAAAAAATCAATGAGTTAGGGATTTTCGACAAGAAACAGATTTACTACCGCATGGACTTTAGTGGCTTCGTTATGCTGGTCATGGGATTTAATGGCGCAAAAGCCGACGCTGTTAAAGAGGCCTATATAAATGCCTTTAACTGGATGTCAGCAGAACTCCGTAAGTACAGCGAAAGTTATGAAGCAGAACGCAACGCCATAATGCTGGAGTATATGAAAGAGAAGGATGTCGCCAGTATGTCTGGCCGCCTGCTCAATCGCTGGGGAAAAATTAAGAAGCCTCAGCTACTGGCGAGAATTGAACGCCTTGAACAGCACGGGCAAACCGTAATCCCCGGGCTCACTAATTAACGGCAGTACCGCGAAGCAACCCAAGCCAGTAAGTGGGGAAATAACACTGGCAGCCACTGAAAGATGAACCTCCTGCCTGATGGCAAAAAAGATTCTTTGTGGTGGCGGACTGATGGAAAGACATCGGTTATTGCAGAGGCCATTCAATGAGTGGTCTCGACAATGGCTTATACCCTACACGGGATAACTTAACTGATATCCCCACAAGCGGATAAAGAGGCTCTCAATGTCCGACATCTACATCATCAAACTGAATACGAACGACGGCGGCGAGTAAACGGGCAAGATGCCACGACGTCAGCCTGAGCTGGTTAATGGCTTTGTGCCGCTGGCGACCTAGACGGGAGGGGGCGTACTTCGCTCCTGCTGATGTCAAGTGCGTGTAGTTCACGCCAATATCGGTAGGTGACGATAGAACTGTGGAATAGACATGGCATTATCCTGGACGTGTAAATGTTCAATCGGAAATGCCATGCTGGTCAGTTGGTTGCTTAGACCTTCTTATAAGAGATAGATCTTCCGAATGGTGGATATATAGAAGTTGAATCTTTAATTTCATAAGTGGCCACTACATTTCCCGCAGCGTCCAACTCACGGTAAAGGTATTCATCGGTATCCTGACCTTTTCGAGCTCCTTTCCAGTTAGAAGAGACAAGCTCCAGTGTATGGTCATCTGGAATGCCGATTTTCTGTTTGTATTCATCACTCATGTGAAATCCTTAAAGGTAATTTATGGCACTCACCGACAAGCAAGAAATGTTCTGTCGCGAGTACCTCATCGATTTAAACGCCACGCAAGCGGCTATTCGGGCGGGGTACAGCGCAAAGACAGCTAACCGTACCGCATCCGAAAACCTGTCAAAACCTGACATCAAGTTAAGAATCGCCGAACTGAAAGCGCAACGCAATGATCTTGTTGGTATTAATGCAGAATATGTACTTAATCGCCTTATTGAAATCGACCAGATGGATGTGCTTGACATTCTCCTGCAAAACGGTGAGCTAAAACCCATCAAAGACTGGCCTAAGGTATGGCGCACAACGCTATCAGGAATGGATGTCGTGGAGATGGTATCTGCAGATAGCGCCGCACTTCTGAAGAAAATCAAATGGCCTGATAAGGTTAAAAATCTTGAATTGCTTGGGCGTCATGTTTCTGTTCAGGCGTTTAAAGACAACGTCAAAAATGAAGTTACTGGCGCTGATGGAGGACCAGTCATAACAGAAATTACCAACTTAACGCCGGAGCAGGCTGCAGAGGCGTATAGAAAAATGATGGGCTAAGTATGCCGTTACCATTTCCCTTCGATTTTAAACATCCTGATTACCAGATGGTTTTTGAATGGCGGATGGAACGCCTACAGCGCATTCGCCAGAATCCTGAAATATTGCCTGCACTAAAACAGTTTTACCGAACCAATCCGGCTCAGTTCATCATCGACTGGGGCATGACAACGGACCCGCGTAATATTGATTATGGCCTGCCGGTGACCATTCCGTTTTTACTCTTCCCTAAGCAGGAGGAGTGGATCCACTGGATTATGGAACGCTGGAGCAATCGGGAGAATGGTATTACCGAAAAATCCCGTGAAATGGGACTTAGTTGGACCGCGATCGGACTGGCCTGCTCGCTTTGTCTCTTCAACAAAGAAATGGTTATCGGTTTCGGCTCCCGTAAAGAGGAATACGTCGACAGCACCGGTGACCCGAAAGCATTGTTCTGGAAGGCGCGCAAGTTCGTGGAAACACTACCTGTAGAGTTTCGTGGTTCGTGGGACGAGAAGAAGCATGCGCCGTATATGCGCGTTGAGTTTCCAGATACTGGCGCGGTTATCAAAGGCGAGGCTGGCGACAATATCGGACGTGGTGACCGTACCACGCTCTACCTGGTGGATGAAGCTGCATTCCTCCAGCGTCCTCTGTTGATTGATGCGGCGCTGTCGCAAACCACCCGTTGCCGTATTGACCTGAGCTCGGTTAATGGCATGGCGAACCCGTTCGCGCAGAAGCGCCACGGCGGAAAAATACCAGTATTCACGTTCCACTGGCGAGATGACCCGCGCAAGGATGAAGAGTGGTATCGCAGGGAGTGCGAGAAAATCGACAATCCGGTGGTGGTGGCGCAGGAACTTGACCTGAACTACAGCGCATCTGCGGAAGGCGTCCTGATCCCGTCCGACTGGGTACAGGCTGCCGTCGACGCGCATATCAAACTTGGTATTCAGCCAACGGGCAAGCGACTGGGCGCGATGGACGTCGCCGACGAAGGCCGGGACAAAAATGCCTTTTCGACCCGTCACGGCTTCCTTCTGGAGAACGTGCGTGAATGGTCCGGCGTTGGCAGCGACATTTACCAGTCTGTTGAGAAGGTCTTCGGCTTTTGCGAACAGGACAACCTCGAAGAGTTTCGCTTCGACGAGGACGGTCTGGGTGCTGGCGTTCGCGGCGATGCGCGCGCCATCAACGAACTGCGTAACGCTGCGCGACGACCGTCAATACTCGCCACACCGTTTCGTGGTAGCGGCGCGGTATTTGATCCGGACGATGAAGCGGTGCGCGGGGACAACGGACAGGCCGCACGCCTGAACAAGGACTTCTTCGCCAACGCCAAGGCCCAAAGCTGGTGGTGGCTACGCAAGCTTTTCCAGAACACCTATCGCGCCGTGGTTGAGGGCATGGCCTACAACCCGGACGAAATCATCTCAATCAGCAGCGCCATGGCGAGCAAAGACAAACTCATCATTGAGCTGTCGCAGCCGACCTACTCCATTAATGGCGTGGGGAAAATCGTTGTTGATAAACAGCCTGATGGCACCAAGTCGCCGAACCTCGCCGACTCGGTGATGATCAGCTACGCGCCAATGAATTCAGCCCTGAACATCTGGGAGCTGCTAGGGAGACAGGCCTGATGGCACGAAACAAGCAATCCTCTCAGCGAACGGCACAGGCCACCGCTGACGGCTACGAGAACTTCGTCGCCCGCGTTGGGATGCAGACGCCTAACCAGCATTCAGCATCGACCTACCGGGCGAACTTCACCAGCCGCAACCGCATGCTGGTGGAATGGTCATATCGCGGTTCGTGGGTTATCGGTGAAGCGGTCGACGCTATCCCGGACGATATGACCCGAAAGGGCATTCGCATCACTTCGGAGATTGACGCCAAAGACCGTGGCACCCTCGAAGCGCAACTGGATGAGTTGCAGATCTGGGATGCGCTGAACGACGTGCTGAAATGGTCGCGCCTCTACGGCGGCGCGGTCGGCTTCATCATGATCGAGGGGCAAGCACCAATGACCCCGCTGCGACTCGAAACCATTGGCGAGGGCAAGTTTAAGGGCATTCTCCCGCTCGACCGCTGGATGATTAACCCGGTGCTGACACGCCGCATTAAAGAGATGGGGCCGGACCTCGGCAAGCCTGAGTTTTACGACGTGGTGACCACCGCAACGGGCATTCCGGCCTGGCGCATCCATCACAGCCGCCTGATCCGCTTTGATGGCGTCACGCTGCCATTCCAGCAGAAGATGACCGAAAACGAATGGGGAATGTCGGTTGTAGAGCGTATCTGGGATCGGCTTACTGCGTTCGATAGCGCTACTGTCGGCGCGGCGCAGCTGGTCTATAAAGCGCATCTGCGTACCTATAGCGTGGAGAAGTTGCGCGAGCTTATCGCGCTTGGAGGCCCGGCGTTCGAAGCGTTGCTGAAGAACATCGACCTGATCCGCCAGTTCCAGAGCAATGAAGGTATGACGCTCATGGACTCGCGGGATAAGTTCGAAACCCACCAGTACAGCTTTAGTGGTCTGGATGACATTCTTTCGCAGTTTGCTGAGCAGATCAGCGGTGCCGTTGGTATCCCGCTGGTACGCCTGTTCGGTCAATCCCCGAAAGGCTTCTCTACTGGTGATGCAGACCTCGCCAACTATTACGACCGGGTGAGCTCATTGCAGGAGCGCCGCTTACGGCTGCCGATGCGCCGGATACTGGACATTATGCACCGCTCGGAACTCGGAAAGCCGCTGCCGGACGATTTCACGTTTGAGTTTAACCCGCTATGGCAAATGTCAGACGTTGACCGATCAACGGTGGCCGTAAACACCACCAACGCGATCAGTACCGCGCTGGGCGACGGATTGATGACGCGTAAGGCGGCGATGACCGACCTGCGCGAAAACTCTGACGTCACCGGCATCGGGGCATCCATTACCGACGAGGATATCGAGAATGCCGAAGACGAAGCGCCGCCAGGCATCGGCGAACTTGGCGACAACCCGCCAGAGCCGCCAGGCGGAGATCCGATATCGAACGAGCCTACGGCAGATAGCGCGGGCGGTCGGGGATATCGTAAATGGTCGCTACGATGGTTCAAACGATAGCATCACCGAAATAATGGATGCGCTGGAGCGCTACAGCGAAATCATCACCCCCTGGGCGACGAAGGTTGCTGAGAACTTTACCGCCGACATTGCGCGCCAGAATGAAAAGCAGTGGCGTCAGCACAGCCGGAACATCAGTGCAGAGCTGCGCAACATGGTTGACCGCGCCCCGGTAGGCCAGGTGATGAAATCCATCGTTGCCGAGCAGATTAAGTACATCAAATCGCTACCTCTTGAGGCCGCCGATCGGGTGTATGACATTCAGAACAAAGCCATCGAGGCCGTTGTGACTGGTGGCCGCGCTGAGCCATTCGCGAAAGAGATAGCTGCGTCCGGTGACGTGTCACGCTCACGAGCGAACCTTATCGCCCGTACCGAGCTTGGACGCGCAACCGGCGCGCTCGATCAGGCGCGTGCGCTGTCAATCGGCTCGAATGGTTATATCTGGCGTACAGCCGAAGATGGCGACGTCCGGCATTCTCATCGGGAGATGGAAGGTAAGTTTGTCGAATGGGGCCGACCTCCAACGCTTGACGGTATGACCGGTCACGCTGGTGAGCTGCCGAACTGCCGCTGTTACAAAGAAATCGTCTTCCCCAACCCTCATTCTTATCTCGCCTGAATCGCAGGTAAACCATGAAATATTTTTTCAATACCCGGCTGGGGGAAACCCGCTATCAGCTGGCTGACGGCTCGCTGCTGTGCAAAGACGTGCCGATAGGTCGAACGGGTAAGCAGCTCTACGGCGCTGCCGAACTGCCAAACCTCAAACCCGACAAGCTCGGTGAGATAGTCGTAACGCGTTCTCCTGAGCAGGTATTCCATCCGGCCACGCTCGCCTCATTCGAAGGGATGAGCATCACGATCCTGCATCCTGAAGATGAAAACGGGAATGTGCGGCTGGTAAATCCCGAGAACTGGAAAGAGCTTGCTGTCGGGCATCTTCAGAATGTGCGGCGCGGGACTGGTGACCAGTCTGATTTGATGCTGGCTGACCTTATCGTCAAAGACGAAAGCGCTATTCAGCTTATCGAAGATGGCCTGCGCGAAGTGTCGTGTGGCTATGACGCGGAATATAAACAGGCTGAGTCGGGTAAGGCTCAGCAGGTCGATATTACCGGAAACCATGTGGCTCTTGTCCCTAAAGGCAGAGCCGGAAATCGTTGTGCAATTGGAGACAGAGACACAATGGCAAATCAAAAGAAAAGCTGGTGGACCCGCATGCGCACGGCCATCAAAACGGGTGACGCTGACACCATGAACGAACTGGTGGAGTCGGCTCCCGCATCGGTTACAGGAGATGAGGGGGATTTGCCGCAGGGCGTTAATCTCAACATCAACCTGTCCCCGCAGCAACCACTACCGGACAAAGCACCAGAGATGGGTGGAGGTCCAACCGGCGACAGTGATGATAACCTCAAAACATTACTCAAAGCCCTGCTGGCTAAGCTGGAAGGAAATGCGACGGGCGATAACGACAATAAGCCTGACGATAATCCGACCGGTGACGGCGAGGACGATGAAGAGGAAACCACGATTACTGGTGACTCAGCCTGGCGTGCCGAGGTTATCGTTCCGGGTATCGATCTGAGCCGTAAGGTGAAACCGACCGCGTTCAAACGTGATGTGCTGTCCGCCGCTGACAAAACACTGGTTCGCCAGGTTGTCGGTGATGCGGATATACGCAAATTGCCCAAGCAATCGGTCGATATGGCGTTTAACGCCGTGTCTGAGATTGCCAAAGGGCGAAACACCCGCAGCACCACGGGCGATGCACAACGTCCAAATATGGGCATGACCAGCATCGCTTCCCTGAACAAACAAAACGCCGACTTCTGGTCTAACCGCAAAGGATAATCCAATGACTGCATATCTGTACCGGATGCCTGTTGGCATTGCCGGGGCTATCTCTCGCCCGCAGGACTTAACCGTCGAACCGGTGATCCTTAAATCCGCTAACGCCTTCGCTGCCTATGGTCTGGCTGGCAAATATGACGCTGACGGCTTTTTCGTGCCGCTGGCGGACGGTGACACCGCCGACAAGGTGAAGGGGATCTACGTTCGTCCGTATCCGACCACATCGCAGCCAGACATGATTCGCCAGGTGGGGACGGATAAGAACTTCCCGGGTGACGCCATGAAGCGTGGCTACATGACCGTTAATCTCGGTTCTGATTTTGATGCCAGCACCATCAAAAAAGGCGACCCGGTATACGTTGTCGTCTCCACTGATGAATCCATCAAAGTGCCGCTGGGCGGTTTCATGTCCACGTCCGTCAGTGGCAAAAACGTGGCGCTGACCAACGCCGAATTCACAGGGGCCGGTGACGCTAACGGCAATGCAGAAATTTCCTGGAAGATTTAAGGAACAGACGAATGATTACTTTTGATCAGGCAACCGTTGACAGCTCTGGTGCCTTTCTCATCGGAGAGCTGGAGCGACTCGACCAGACTCTGAACCTGCCACTGGTGGGGTACACATGGACCCGCGATATTCAGTTGCGTGAAGATGTCTCTATCGCAGATGACATTTCCAGCTGGACGAATACCAGCTTCGCCGCTGCGGGTACTGGTGCAAATCCGAATGGCAAAAACTGGGTAGGCAAAGACTCAACCGCTATTGCTGGCGTAAACGTGGATATCGGCAAATCCGGTAACCCGCTGAATCTCTGGGGCATGGAACTGGGCTGGACCGTTGTAGAGCTGGCAGCAGCTCAGCAGGTAGGTCGCCCGATTGACACCCAGAAGTACGACGGGATGCAGCTCAAATGGCAGATGGACAACGACGAGCAGGTGTATGTTGGCGATTCCGCATTAAACCTGAAAGGCCTTGTTACCCTGAACGGTGTTCCTGTCAACAACGCTGCCAAAACGTGGGCAACCTCAACACCGGACGAAATCCGCGCAAGCATTAACCAGGTGCTGTCTGATGCGTGGGCCGCTTCCGGTTACTCTGTGGTTCCGCGTGATTTGCTGATCCCGCCAGAGCAGTTTGCTCTGTTGTCCAGCATCATCGTTTCATCTGCGGGTAACCAGTCCCTGTTGACGTACCTTCAGACCAACACCATCAGCTATCACCAGAACGGTGTTCCGCTGAATATCCGCGCGGTTAAATGGCTGAAAGGCCGTGGTGTGGGGAATAAGGATCGCATGGTTGCGTACACCAACGATAAAAAATACGTCCGCTATCCGCTGGTGCCGTTGCAGAGCGTTCCTATCCAGTATCGCGGTCTGTATCAGATTGCGACCTACTACGGCAAGCTGGGTGCGGTTGAGCCAGTGTACAAAGAAACCATTTCGTACGTTGATGGCATTTAACAGCCACATGGCCCCCTGGCGGGGCCATTAAGGATGACCCGATGGCAAAAAATAATGCAGTAATACACGTATATACCCCGTTTGTGCTCACGCTTCCCGACGGTTCGCGGCGCGAGTTTGTTAAAGGCCGTCATGCAGTGGAGGAAGACGTTGCCACGCACTGGTTCACTCGTGCGCACGCGGAAGTATCCGTTGGCAAAGCCACAGACGCGCGTAACGAGGTAAAAAATGCCAAAGAATCAAAGTCTGCCAGCGGTAAGTGATTTTCGCCGCGACTTCCCGCAGTTTGCTGACCCTGCCAAATATCCCGAAGCGCAAATCCAGTTTCGTCTGAATCTGGCCGATGAACTGCTGAGCGAAAACGTCACCGGCAAAGATTTGTTTCCGTACTTTGCCGGGTTGTTCGTGGCTCACTACATGACGCTATGGGCGGCAGATAGTCGGGCAATGCTGGTTGGCGGCCCGGGCGGTTCAACCAATGGTGTTCAATCCTCCAAGTCTGTTGACAAGGTAAGCGTCAGCTATGACACCAGCGCGACGCTAAACCCTGACGCAGGCTTCTGGAATAACACCCGATATGGCGCTGAATTTTATCAGCTGATCACGATGTTCGGTGCGGGCGGTCGCCAGCTATGAGCTTCAAAAGCGGTGTAACAACGAGGGTGGATAACGCTCAGGCCATTCTGGATGCGCTCAAATCCATCAGTAAAAAAGAAGTGCTGGTGGGTATCCCGGAAGCAGACAGCGAGCGTGAAGATGTTCCGTTTGGTAATGCCGGGATCGGTTACGTCAACGAATACGGCTCACCAGCGCAAAACATCCCCCCACGCCCGCACCTGATCCCAGGCGTTAAATCGGTAGAGGAACAGACGGTGCCGCAGCTCAAAGCAGCGGCGCAGGCTGCGCTTGATGGAAATGCGGCGGGTGCGGAAAGAGCGCTTAACCGCGCCGGAACGCTGGCCGCGAATGGCGTCAGGCGTTACATGACCATTACCGGCTTTACACCGCTTGCTGATAGCACCGTTGAAGCACGCGCACGCCGTGGGCGCAAAGGGGCAAAAGAGGAACTTGCGCGGCGCGCTGCTGGTGAGTCTCCTGGAACCGATCTGGTGAAACCGCTAATCGACACCGGGCAATATCGCAGAGCTATTACCCATATTGTGAGGGATAAAGATGCCGACTCTTGATGTAACAGATGTGCTTTTTGACCCCGATTTTTGCGACTTCAATTTGTGGGTAACACGCCGTGTGCAAACGGTGGATGAGGATGGGATCGGCAGCGACAGCGAAGTTAAAAAGCAGTTTGCCGGAGTCGTAACTGTTGATCGCTCTCTGGAAAACCGCCGTATGCAGGCAGGGCAGGTGATCAGCGGTGCAATTCTGATTGTGACGACTGAGCGACTGACGCAGGGACAGACTGGCCGTGATGCCGATATCGTGACGTATCAGGGCCGTGATTATCGTGTGACCTTCGTCGACCCGTATACGGCTTACGGTGCTGGCTTCGTCCAGGCTCATTGTGAATTACTGCCGTTTGATGGGGGAACTCCCATTGAGCAATAACACCAGCACAGAGCGCGGCTGGCTGACACCCACCAGCGGCGATCCGGCTTATGACGAAGCGCTCGACAGGCTGCTAAGCCAGTGGATGCGCAATGTTTCCGGCTTGCCGTCTGGAATGGTTCGTCCGCGCTGGCAGAAAAATCAGCCGCCACTGCCACCCGTTGAAACGAACTGGTGCGCGTTTGGCGTTACCGGGTTGCTCATTGATAACAACCCTGCATTCACCGGGCAGACTGAAGAGGGCGCTCAGCTCTGGAGGCATGAAACGTTCGAGTGCATGGCGTCGTTCTATGGTCCGGCTGGTATGTCTTATGCGTCCCGTTTTCGCGATGGTATATCTGTCCCGCAAAACAATGCTGAGCTGAACGCGCTTGGTTTATCCCTTGGCGACTATACCGCTCTGACCCCTTTCCCCGAACTTATCAACCAGCAATGGGTTCGCCGTTACGACATGACGGTGCGACTGCGCCGGAAGGTTGTCCGCGAGTATGGCATCAAATCGCTGGTGGAAGTGCCAGTCACCTTTTTTGGAGAATAAACTATGACGCAGGGCTTACCTGTATCCAACGTTGTAAACGTTGATGTGATCATCTCGCCGAAAGCGGCTACTGGTCGTAACTTCGGCGCATTGCTAATCCTTGGCTCTTCCACTGTCATTCCGGTGACAGAACGTACTCGCCTATATGCTTCCGTTGAGGACATTGGCGAAGACTTCGGTGTCGACAGCCCGGAATATAAAGCAGCGCAGGTTTTCTTCAGCCAGTCACCGAAGCCGACACAGGTTTATGTTGGTCGCTGGGCGAAGACGCTGAGTTCTTCCGAGAGTGGAAATACTGAAACTATCGTGCAAGCCGTTAATGCCTGCCTGCAATATACCAACTGGTATGGGCTGGTTGTCGCTGATGATGTTGTCGCTGGTGGCGATGTGCTTGATGCTGATGACGTGATTGAGGTCGCCAAACTTATTGAAGCGTCCAGCCTTAGCCGTATCTTTGGTGTGACCTCTGCCGACGCCGAGATTATCAGCACGACTTCGACGACCGATGTTGCGTCGAAATTAAAGGCTGGCAAGTATGCCCGTACCTTTATTCAGTATTCCACCAGCAGCCCTTACGCAGCGGTTTCTGCTTTCGGTCGTGCGTTTACTGTCAATTTCAACGGCAGCAATACCACCATTACCCTGAAGTTCAAACAGGAACCAAGCGTAACCTACGAAACGTTGACGGTAGGCCAGGCGGCTGCGGTGGATACGAAGAATGCGAACGTATTCGTGTACTACGCCAACGACACGGCGATCCTGCAACAGGGTGTCATGGCGAACGGTGACTTCTTCGACGAGCGCCACGGGCTCGACTGGTTGCAGAACTACGTTCAGACCAACCTCTATAACCTGCTTTACACCAGCACCACCAAAATTCCGCAGACTGATGCCGGTGTGACCCGTCTGCTTTCCAACGTTGAACAGTCCATGGATCAGTCCGTCACGAACGGTCTGGTAGCTGCTGGCGTGTGGAATGGTGGCCCTATCGGACAGCTGAATTCCGGCGATACGCTGACCAAAGGCTATTACGTGTATGCGCAACCGCTGTCCGAACAGGCGCAGGCCGACCGCGAAGCGCGCAAAGCACCGTTAATCCAGGTGGCCTGTAAGCTGGCTGGCGCAGTTCATTATGCCGATGTGCAGATCAACGTGGTTCGCTAAGGAGCGATAAATGGCAACTTATTCTTTTCTCGATGTAACCGCGTCGCTCACCGGGCCGACCGGCGTTATCGATCTTGGTCAGGGTTCTGCGAACTCTGAGGAAGGTATCACCCAGACCATGGGCGGCAACAAAAACACCATGACCATCGGTGCCGATGGCGAGGTGATGCACAGCCTGCACGCCGATAAGTCAGGCACCATTACGGTGACGCTACTCAAAACCTCTCCGGTGAATAAAAAGCTGTCTCTGGCGTATAACGCGCAAAGCCAGTCCTCTGCCACCTGGGGCAATAACGTGATCGTCATTCGCAACACGGCATCGGGTGATATTTCTACTGCACGTTCGTGTGCATTCCAGAAACAGCCTGATTTCAATAACGCTAAAGAGGGCGGAACCGTCGCATGGGTATTCGACTGCGGCAAGATTGACCAGCTTCTCGGGGAGTTTTAACGCATGGAATTCGAAATTAAAGGCGTGAAATATCGCACCGCAAAGCTCAGCGTTTTCGAACAGCTGAAGGTGTCCCGCAAGCTGTTGCCGGTTCTGGCCGGGATGGTTTCTGACTTCCGGAGCGTTCAGGAGAAGATCAGCAGCAAAGACACCGAAGGCGCGATGGCTACCATCCTGCCAAAGATTGCCAATGCTGTGTCCGATCTGAGTGATGGCGACGTGGACGCTATCCTGTTCCCCTGTCTTTCCGTTGTTTCACGCGAGCACATGAAAGGCTGGGTGCCGGTCTGCCAGCATGGCGAAATGGCGTTTGACGATATCGACCTGCTGACCATGCTGCAACTGGTGGCGCGGGTGGTCGCCGACTCTCTGGGAAATTTTTTGCAAGGACTCCCTACCAGCGAGACGCCCACCCCGCCAGCGGAATAACCTTCAATAGCCTGCCGGGCGGTGAAGATTTTATTCTTCGTCCGGCGCTTGCCTTCCATATTGACCAGAAAGACCTTAACAGCGGTGCGGTAGATCTTTGCCGCATCGCGCTTCTCAATGACTACCTCGACATGCGCGAGGATAACGACGCCCGGATAGATAAATGGAGAGCGGCCAATGAGCGGTAACGCAGATACGATTAAAGATTTCCTTGTTTCGCTGGGATTCGATATCGATCAGGCTGGCGCTAATAAGTTTGAAGCCGTGCTGAAAGGTGTTACCGCGAACGTTCTGAAGGTCGGCGCGGTGGTGGAAGGCGCAGCGCTGAGCATTGTCGGATTTACCACCCAGATCGCGAATGGTCTGGATAAAATTTACTGGGCATCCCAGCGGACGGGGGCCAGCGTCCAGGGCATCAAAGCGCTGGGCTATGCCGCATCGCAAACCGGTGCCAGCGCCGAGTCGGCTATGTCCTCCCTCGAAGGGCTGGCGGGGTTCATGCGTAGCAATCCGGGGGCGGAAGGCTTCCTGAACCGCCTGGGTGTCCAGACCCGTGATGCCAGCGGAAAGATGCGTGATACTGCGGCCATCTTTACTGGCGTTGGGCAAAAGCTCAACAACATGCCGTATTACCGCGCGAAGCAATACGCGCAGATGCTTGGCATCGATGAAAACACGCTGATGGCGATGCGGCGCGGCATGAATGGCTTTACCGCCGATTACCAGTCGATGCTGCAAAAGACAGGGTTCAACGCTGATAAAGCGGCTGTTCAGTCCAACAAATTCATGACGTCCATGCGCGGGCTTACGTCGCTGTTCGGCATCATGCGGGACAAGATCGGCTCAAACCTCGCTGGTGGCCTGGCTGGTTCGCTGGACAGCCTGCGGCGGCGCATCCTCGACAATTTCCCGAAGATTGAAGAGACGCTTACCAGAGTTATTAACGGCGTGATCTGGCTTGCGAACGCATTCACGAGAATGGCGTGGCGGCTGATACAGGGCGCTGGCTCTGTCATCGACTGGTGGAAGCGTCTTGACGATGGCAGTAAAAATCTGCTGAAAATATTCGGTGCTCTACTTGTCGCATGGCGTCTGCTTAATTCTGCGTTCCTGAAATCCCCGATTGGAATTATCACCACGCTGATTCTGGCGATCGGATTACTCTATGACGATTACCAGACGTGGAAAGAGGGCGGAAAAAGCCTGATTGACTGGAGCAAGTGGGAACCAGCAATAGAAAAGGCGAAAAAGGCAATTATCTGGCTGCGAGATAAGCTGTTGGAGCTAAAAGATTCTGTCGGTGGGTGGCAGAACTCACTGGAAATTTTGGCTACCTTCATTGCAGGGGTATGGTTAAGCAAAATAACCTCTGCATTTGCTAAGTTAGCCGGAATACCTATGCCGCCATGGCTGAAGCTGTGGGCTATTTATGCCGGGTATCTGGTGGACGACAGGCATAATATTAAAGAAAGCGCTAAATCATCATGGGACTACACCAAAGGAAACATCGGAGATGCGCTCCGCTGGATGGGGTTTAATACCGATTTTGGCCGCAATCCCAATACCGTGTATGGCGCGAATATTCAGTCAGATATTCCAGGCGCTGAACCGGAGCAATACGCCCAGTCAGTGAAGCGCCCACAAGCCACAGCCCAGGGTAAGGTATTGCTCGACTGGATGGGGCCAATGTTCAATAAACTGGAGTCGCTTTATCAGCTGCCAGCTGGCCTGTTGAAAAGCGTGGCGATCACCGAGTCGGGTGGTAACCAGTTCGCCATATCCGGCGCAGGCGCGAAAGGACTGTTTCAGTTTATGGATGGCACGGCGCGCGACATGGGCCTGCGTGGGAATGATGTATTCGACCCGGAAAAGTCAGCTCAGGCAGCCGCTAAGTACCTCAGCCAGCTGTTGCGGCAGAACGGCGGAGACCTTAGCAAAGCACTGGCATCATATAACTGGGGGATCGGGAATGTTAAGCGTTATGGAATGGGGCTAATGCCGCAGGAAACGCGCAATTACATTCCGAAAGTAATGAGCAATATGCCCACCAGCGCCCCGGTGATTCAGCAGGAAACGAACATTAACATCCACGGCGTTTCCGATCCTCGCGAAGCTGCCCGTTTGACTGTTGACCGTCAAAAGGGCGTGAATTCACAGTTAACCCAGCAACTCCCCGCAGGACCGAGATAATGGATATTTTATCAGCGATTTTTCGCCAGCAATCCCGGCGAATTGGCCTGCTGATCCCCAGCGTGGTCGTCTCCGAAAAGCATTCTGATGCGCTCGAAATTACTGAGCACCCGGTGGAGAAGCCAACAACGAATAGCGCTTCGGGCTTCATCGCCGATCATGCGTATAAGCGCCCCAGCGAAGTCACAATGGAATGCGGCTTCGCTGGTGGCGGTTCGTTGCTGGACTTCATTGATACATCTTCAATCGGCCTCAGCGCCGGACTAAGCCCGAAAGAGACCTATCAGCAACTGCTGGATCTCCAGTCCTCTCGGGTGCCGTTCGATGTGGTGACCGGAAAGCGGGTGTACAGCAATATGCTGGTGCGAGCCATCGAGGTGACAACGGACAAAACCAGCGAAAACGTGCTGAACTGCACGCTTACCCTGCGTGAAGTGATCATGTCGCAAACGCAGAGCGTTAGTGTTGCTGATAAATCAGATATGCAGGATGGCGTCAGCACATCGGCGGTGCAAAATTCCGGGACGAAATCCACTACACAGCCAAACGAATCCTTGCTGAGCCAGCTTGGCGGAAGCGTTACATCAGCATTCGGGGGATGATATGCAGTTTAACGAAATACCGCTTTCTCCTGACAATCAGCAGTTCCGCGTTTTGCTGGGCAATACCACCTATACGCTCAGGATCATCTGGCGCGATGCGGCTGGCTGGATCATGGACGTGATGGATAGCGGCGGTGCTGCGCTTCTTTCTGGCGTGCCGCTGGTAACCGGTGTAAATCTTCTTGAGCAATATCCTCAACTAGGTATTAACGGGGCGCTGCTCGTTGGCTGCGATGTAGGCGCACCGGACGAGCCCACCAAAACCAACCTCGGCACATACAGCCACCTCATTTTCGTGCAGGAGTAGAAATGTCTCTTAACTGGATGCGCCATTTTGAGCTGCAACTGTTGGACCAGAACGGGCAGGGCGTTTCCCTGTCTGACTTTAAGGTCACGTTCCAGATCGAGTGGGCAGACACACGCTGGCCGCGCGTGGCGAACGTGAAAATTTACAACCTTTCGACCGATACCACGAACAAGATACTGGGGCAGGAGTTTGCCAAAATTCGCATCATTGCCGGGTATGACGGTATAGCGCCGGATGTTGATGCGAGCCAGGTCGGCGTCGCCCGAGAGATTTCACCAGACCAGATAGGGCAGGTGAACGGTCAGAACTACGGCCTGATTTTTGACGGTGATATTCGCTTTACCGTAACCGGGAAGGACAACATTACCGATTCCTGGGTGTTGATTCAGGCTATTGGAGATCATGAAGCGTTCCTCTACGCGACTACCATCACTACGCTTGCCGCTGGCTATACCGTTGCGGATCTGCACCGGGCGACGATGCAGGATTTCAACGTGTTCGGCGTGACACAGGGCATTACCGGCGATTTTCCTGATACCGTGTTTCCTCGTGGCCGCGCGATTTACTCATCCACTCGTAACGTGATGGATAATATTGCAGCGCAGTGCAAAGCGACATGGCAGCTGGTGGATGGTCAGGTCCAGATGGTGCCGGAGGATAAATATATTCACGAAGCCATTGTGTTGAATGCCAATACTGGCCTGATTGGTATGCCGCAACAGACGATGGGCGGCGGCGTAAACGTGCGGTGCCTGATAAACCCAAACATCCGCATTAATGGTCTTATCCAGCTCGATCAGGCTTCGGTGTACCGCGCGTCGCTCGGTAATAGCGAAATCGCACAGTCGCCCGGGCGTATCACCGAAACTGAAGAGAATGGCAACCGTGTGCTGACCGGTACGACGTCACAGGCTGCCAGCATTGCGACGGATGGCGTTTATATCGTCAAAGCTATCGACTATACTGGCGACACCAGAGGTCAGGCGTGGTACATGGATTTGATGTGCTTTGCGCGTGGCAGTCGTGAATTATATAGTCAGTCGACGCTCCAAAAAGTACAGGTGTGATATGACAAAAATTAGGAATGTTATCTGCGGAGCCGTTCTTTCGTTGGTCGGAGCTTCAACTGCAATGGCTGATACCCAATGCGGGCCATATCGCCTCACCGCAGGTAATGATGGTTTTATGCATATTAATGGTGTAAAGCCAGAAAACCAGAAAATGACCTTTCTGAAAGCCAAGGAAGATTATCAAAATCTCAAGATGGAATGGACGGTTGCAACTAATCAACCCGGCCGCTGGGTTGGGCTTGAGTACATCAAGCGCAACGGCAAAGCCATTCTCAACGCACAGTGGCTGCAAGCCAGCATGGATTCGCCGCGTCAGTATGCAACATACGACTGCCGAAAAGTAAAATAGCCCGCCAGATAGGCGGGCATGCGTCAAAAATATTGAGCTTTAATTATAATAAACACAATAATTACGAACAGGATGTTTCTAATTATTTTTTGCTTATGAGTAAGTTGTTTTTTTTCTGTCGATTTCCCGGGAGAGTAAAGGTTAGTGGTATGCGACAGCCCCGTGCCGGGAAGGCCATTTGTCATCTTTACGCCTTTTTTTCCGATGTTAATGGTGGAACCTTTACCACCAATTGAAGTGCTTACTCCGCTTTTACTAATGTTGATCGCGAGTCCGGGCGCAATCCGGATTCTTTTACGAAATCTAAATCCCATTTGTTACTCCTGTAGTCAATAATGCGATGGTGCAGGTCCACTCTATGGCGGCTTCATGGCTGAAATTGATTTTCAATGCTTACTTGTTGCAAACATATCCTAATACACCTTGTGAATGTGTGCCATTGCAGCGGAAAAGCCTTACTTCACACTGATGTAGCTTAGTTACTAAGAGATAATTGATACCAAACCAGCTTCGGCTGGTTTTTTTATGGGGGTTTTATGCCAATTCCAACTCAATCACAGATCGGGGGTGAGCAGCAGACCGCGCAGGCCATTGCCGATTCGGTGTCTACCCAGATGCGCGTAGCGATGCCCGGCATCATTCAGTCGTTCGATCCTGACACTGTTACCTGCACAGTAGAGGTAGCGCTTCGCGGTATTGTTGGCGATGGCTCCACCGAATTAAAACCGCTGGTGGATGTGCCGGTTATCTTCCCGCGCGGCGGCGGTTGCACGCTGACCTTTCCGGTAAAAGAAGGCGACGAGTGCCTGCTGATCTTTGCCGACCGTTGCATCGATTTCTGGTGGCAGAGCGGCGGCGTTCAGGAGACCGTCGATCCGCGACAGCATGACTTATCTGATGCGTTCGCCATCGTTGGCCCGCAGTCGCAAGCACAGAAAATCAGCGGTATCAGTACCAGCGCCGCGCAGCTGCGAACCGATGATGGTGCGGCGTTCGTAGAGGTTGCCGCAGGACATAACATCACCGTTCAAACACCGGGCCAGCTCACGGCTACGGCTGAAGGTGGAACGACAATCACATCCCCGACTATCACGCTGAACGGCAACGTAACGATTAATGGCAATCTGTCTCAGGGAATGGGCGAAAGTGGCGGTACTGCGACGATGCTTGGGCCGGTGACGGTGACTAACGATGTGAAGGCTGGAGGAAAGAGCCTCATCCAGCATACCCATGGCGGTGTGCAGAATGGCAGCGGGAATACTACCGCGCCTAATTAAAAACTACCAAACAGACAAAAGCCCCGGGTGCGCTAACACTTCGGGGCTTTTTACTTTCTGCACCTTGAGGATAGCAAGGGAGAATATGTGATTAATTTTAGCAAACTGATACGGGAGTTGCGAGTCATGGGCGAAAAACTACCCAACTGGAAATTCTTCCTCATCTGGGCCGTGTTCTTTTTATTCGGTCTGTCAAGCGTTATTAGCGCTATACGCTGGTGGTGATTTATGCGATACAGACGTGAAGACACCGACGGTGATTACACTTTCGGGCAGGGTGACGATACTTTCCTTATCGACAGTCCGGAATGTGTCGCCCAGGCAGTAAAAACCCGCTTCGAGCTGTGGCGCGGTCAGTGGTTTCTCGATCTGACGGAAGGCACGCCGTATGTTCAGTCGGTGCTTGGTAAACAGCGATCTGACGTCTACATCCTGGCTATACGTGAACGCATACAGGACACACCGGGCGTTCTGTCGATTCTTTCCTTCGATACCAATTATGACGGCACCAGCCGTCGCGTCACCTTCACTTCCTCCATTGACACAATCTACGGCCAGACGACTGTAACAAGCGAGGCATAAATGGCTTTGAACCTCGACACGCTGGGGCTATCGGCAACGGTAACCGCCCAGGGGATTAGTGCGCCTGATTACCAGACAATCCTTGATACACTGACCAGCTATTTCAGGCAGATTTACGGTAGTGATGCCTACCTCGAACCAGACAGCAAAGATGGGCAAATGGTCGCGCTGGTGGCTCTTGCGGTGCATGACGCTAACAATACCGCTATCGAGATCTACAACTCTTTTTCACCGACGACAGCGCAGGCCGCAGCGCTTAGCAACAATGTGAAAATTAACGGGATCACGCGAAAAGTAGCGACAAACTCTACTGCTGACCTTCTGTTAACCGGTACGGCAGGCACGACTATCACGAATGGCTCCGCACGGGATAAAAACGGCATTATCTGGAATTTTCCCGCAAGTGTAGCGATCGGCGTTGATGGTACTGTGCTGGTGACGGCCACATGTGCGAATAGCGGTTCGGTTGCTGCGATGGCCGGGACTATTACCACCATTAACACACCGACTCGTGGCTGGGTTTCGGTAACCAATCCTGCTGCAGCTACTGTAGGCACTCCAGCAGAAACTGATGCGGAGTTACGTATCCGCCAGTCGCAAAGCGTCGCGCTACCATCGATCACACCGTTTGAAGGTGTCGACGGTGCAATAGCTAACGTTGCTGGCGTGACACGTCACAAGTTGTATGAGAACGACACAGGAACAACAGACAGCAACGGGCTACCGCCGCACTCAATTTCCGCCATCGTCGATGGTGGGGATGTTACCGAAATAGCCCAGACCATCAGGGGGAATAAAGGACAGGGAACGGCAACCTACGGGACAACTTCTGTCACGGTGCCGGATACTTACGGTAATCCTCACGTCATCAGTTTTTCACGCTCTACCGATGTGCCAATTTTCGTAGCCATTACCCTGAAAGTTTTTACCGGCTATACCTCTCAAATCGGCGAGCAGATTAAACAGGCTGTTGCCGATTATATAAATGGCCTAACAATTGGCGACGACGTTCTGCTGAGCCGTATTTATTCCCCGGCAAACCTCGGCGTTGTGAGCGGCGGGAATGCCCGCTATTACGATATTACCGACCTGCTGATCGGTAAGTCGTCTGGCAGCGTATCGGCATCAAACATTGATATTGCCTATGATGCTTCAGCGTCCTGTAGCACCGCGAATATCAGTATCACGGTGACCTCATGAGCAAATACACCGAACTGATCACTAACTACCACGCTACCAAGCCACTCTTTTTTGACCATATAGATCTGAGCACCCGCCCGCTGATTGATGTGTCCAGCACTATGTCAGGGCTTATAACAGCCTTCGATATCGATACTGCTGTCGGTGTACAGCTCGACATCCTCGGTCTGTGGATCGGACGCAGTCGCATAGTCAGCCAGCCAATTAGCGGAGTTTATTTCAGCTGGGACACTGACGGGCTTGGGTATGACCAGGGCATCTGGCAAGGGCCATATGATCCTGATTCTGGCTATACGACTCTAAGCGATGAGACGTACCGCATCATTCTGAAAGCGAAAATCGCTATCAACAACTGGGACGGTCGGAACGACTCTCTGCCTCCCATCCTTGACGCTGCTACCGCAGGCTCAGGCCTGAGGATGCAGATCGTCGACAACCAGGACATGACGATTTCGGTCTGGGTTTTCCCTGAAACTGATATTTCTGATGTGTCTCTCGAACTGATCGCCGCTATCAAACAGGGCTATCTCACCGTTAAATCAGCTGGCGTATGGGCCGGTGATGTTGAAACGCCTTCGGTTGAAACACCTTCCGAGGGTTCTAAATTCTTTGGGTTTGATATTGATAACGAATACATCAGTGGTTTTGATGTAGGGGCATGGGGAGTATTACTCTGATGGCGAAAAATGACTTTAAAGCGTTTGCAACTGATCGGAATGCCAATGTTATGTCGCAGGAGGAATGGGAAGCGTTGCCTGCGCTTATATCCGGATTTACAGCAGGGAAAGCATCCAGTGCGCAAGTCAATAAGGTTATTCGACAGGCCAGCTTTATTGCTGCAGCTCTGGCCCAGTTTGTAAGTGATAAAACGCAACGGGATGTGCTTGATAATGGTGATCTGCCCGGTTTTGTTGAATTGCTGGGATCGGGGTTTGCTGTTGAATACCTGAGCCGCAAGAATCCGTTTGGCGATATCAAATCGGATGGCACGGTGAAAACGGCTCTCGAAAACCTTGGTTTGGGAGAAGGTGCTCCAGCTATTGGCGTTCCGTTCTTCTGGCCGTCCGCTGCAATGCCAAATACTGTAATCGACAGCTGGTCCAGTATGGTGTTTTTGAAGTTCAACGGGGCGAAATTTTCTGCCTCTGATTACCCTGTGCTGGCGAAAGTGTTTCCTTCACTGGTATTACCTGAAGCCCGCGGTGATTTCATTCGTATCTGGGATGACGGGCGAGGTGCCGATGGTGGTCGCGAATTATTAAGCTGGCAGGAAGCTACAAACTTTTCTCAGTTTGCCGGGAATATAGGCGGAGGTGCGGGACACGCAATTAACTTTCATGATGGCATCGCCGGAAATCAGCCAGGATTTTCACGATTTAATTTCACCAGTAACTCTGTGGGTGATGGTGTGAATTTTGTTGCTGTCAGACCGCGAAATATTGCATTTAACTTTCTGGTGAGGGCTAAATAATGAAACCTGTTTTTGATGAAAATGGGCTGGCTACAGTGCCGGGCGATATGCGTTGTTTTTATTATGATGCTGAAACATCTGAGTATACGGGCTGGTCTGATGAATATATTAATACTGGCGTAAGTATGCCCGCCTGTTCCACTGGTATTGACCCTGGCGAAAACATTCCGGGAAGAGTGGCAGTATTTACAGGTAAGGGATGGAGCCATGAAGAAGACCATCGCAATGAGACTGTTTACTCAATCGAAAATGGTGCTGCTGTTACAGTGGATTATATCGGTGCCATCAAAAACGGTTATGTCACGCTTTCACCGTTAACGCCATATGATAAATGGGATGGTGAGAAATGGGTGACAGATACTGAGGCACAACACGGTGCCGCAGTAGAAGCGGCAGAAGCACAGCGCCAGTCACTGATTGATGCTGCAATGGCTTCCATCAG